GAAACGATTTCAAAATGGCAAAAGATTGACCAAGTAGTATATACCTAATAATATGTAAATTACTATTAGTTATGCGCATTTATGTATTTTGCTGCTTCGCAGCATTTTACAAAAACAAGTACTTTATTAGACGCTTAGGCCCACTTGGATAACCATGAGCAAAGAACTGAGCAGAAGAGAACAAGCGCGTCAACTAAAACAGTATCGAGACTGGATGCTGCAACATAAATCAACACGATATGTAGTCGATAAGATCTTTACAGCAGCTCTAGATGACGAACACAAGAACCAAGCCGTTGCTTGGAAGTTGATTATGGACCGTGTTGCGCCTTTGGCAGGCTTCTCAGCAGAGCAAAAAGCCAATAACGCGATACAAATCAACATTACTGGCCTCGACAACGCCTCTGTGGACCAAAAAACCGTCCTAAACGGCGATTTTGACGAGGTTACTGACGATGGCGAGCCTTAATTTAGAGCTTTTGCCGTGGCAACAAGAAGTTTTACCCGATAACGCACGTTTTAAGGTTATTGCCGCAGGCAGAAGAACAGGAAAAAGCCATCTAGCCGCCGTAAGCCTAGTGCTGAACGCGCTAAACGGTAAGCCAGGCAAGGTGTTTTACGTTGCACCGACACAAGGTATGGCCCGCGACATCATGTGGGACAAATTGTACGAGGTATGTGGCGACATTATCGAAGCCCAGAACATAAACAACCTCACACTGACCTTATCGGGCAACAACACCATATTTTTGAAGGGGTCAGATAGACCAGACACCCTTCGAGGCGTCTCGCTGAAGCATCTCGTTATGGACGAGTACGCTTATATGAAGCCAGACACCTTTGAAAGCATTTTGAGACCTGCTTTGTCGGATCAAGGCGGGTCTTGCATCTTTATTGGGACACCTGAAGGCAGGAATCACTTCTATGACCTTTATGTCGGTGCTGATAGCGGTACTTGGGAAGATTGGAAGTCGTATCACTACACAAGTTACGACAACCCTATCATCCCTAAAAAGGAGTTGGAGCATGCGAAAAACACCCTGCCGTCATGGGCGTTTCAGCAAGAATACATGGCCTCATTTCAGGCTCGTGGCTCCGAATACTTCAAAGCCGATGATTTCCAATACTACAAACGTAAACCTTCCAAGGCAGGTGATTTTTATGTTGCCGTTGACTTGGCTGGATTTCGTGATGCGGGCGTTAAAAAAACGAAACGACGTGATAGTACGGCTATAGCGGTTGTTTACGTTACGGACGACGGTCATTGGTATGTGGACGACATCTTGCACGGCCAATGGGATCTTAATACGACTGCTGAACGCATTTTTAGAGCGGTTGAGAAATATAGGCCAGCCTCGGTAGGGATTGAGCGCGGTATTGCACAGCAAGCCGTTATGAGTCCCCTACAAGACCTCATGAGGCGCACCAACCGTGTTTTCCGTGTGGAGTTGTTGTCACACGCCAATCAGAAGAAACAAGACCGTATTTTGTGGGCATTACAGGGTCGTTTTGAGAACGGACTGGTCCATTTAAAAAAAGGCGATTGGAACCTGCCGTTTGTCGATGAAGCGAGCAACTTTCCGTCACCGCTGGTCCATGACGACCTTTTGGATGCTTTGTCATACATCGATCAACTTGCACAAGTGCCCTACTTGTCTGGCTACGACGTTGAGGACGAATTTGAACCCGAAGATGCAATCGCAGGTTATTAATGAGCTACGGTGATATAGACAACATCTCAGCAGAGCTTGGTTTGGCCGAATGGGTCGTGTCGAAGTGCCAATATTGGCGTGACCACTACGAAACCAACTACGCTGAAAAGCACGATGAGTACTATCGCCTGTTTCGGGGTATTTGGTCCTCTGAGGACCGCATGAGAGACTCTGAGCGCTCTCGTATCGTCGCCCCTGCCCTCCAGCAAGCCGTAGAATCAAACGTCGCAGAGATCGAAACAGCCACCTTTGCGACAGGCAAAATTTTTGACATCCAAGACGATTTGGGTGATCAGAATCCACAAGACATGGTGCTTTTGCGTAAAAAGCTGCATGAGGACTTTGACAAGGCACAAATCAGGGCGCGTATCGGTGAGGTACTGATTAACTGCGCTGTGTACGGCACAGGTATTGCTGAAGTTGTGCTTGAAGAGGTAGAAGAGGCAGTTCCTAGTACTCGACCTCTCATGGATGGGGATTTGCAAGAGTTTGGTGTGCAAAAGCGCAAGCGCCCCATGGTCAAGCTCAATCCTGTCCAACCCCGCAACTTTTTGATCGATCCTTGTGCCACGACCGTTGATGACGCCATGGGCTGTGCGATTGAGGAGTTTGTCTCCACGCATACGGTTGAGTTGTTACAAGAGCAAGGCGTGTACCGTGATGTCATGCTCGAAACATCGGCCCCTGATGACGACCTTGAGGCTGACCCCAATCTCTACAACGTCAACATGGAGCGCGTCCGACTACTAAAATATTACGGACTCGTACCGCGACAGATGCTCATCGATGAAGGTGTTGATGAGGATGAAATGCCTGATGACTCTATGTACGTCGAAGCGTGCGTAGTCATCGCTAATCAAGGTCAGATACTCAAGGCCATTGCCAACCCGTACATGATGCAGGACCGCCCAATCGTGGCGTTCCCTTGGGATATCGTCCCCTCCCGCTTCTACGGTCGTGGTGTGTGCGAAAAAGGCTACATGAGCCAAAAAGCACTGGATGCTGAGATGCGCGCTCGTATCGATGCTCTGGCCCTTACAACGCACCCTATGATGGCTGTGGACGCAACGCGAGTACCACGCGGCAGTAAGTTAGATGTCCGCCCCGGTCGCATGCTGTTGACCAACGGCAATCCAAAAGACTCGCTCCTGCCGTTCAACTTCGGTCAGATTGGTCAGATCACATTTGCACAGGCCAGCGCACTACAGAACATGGTGCAGCAGGCCACAGGCGCTGTAGACGGTGCCGCCCTCGCCTCTCGCTCGCAATCAGAAAGCACCGCCGCAGGTGTCTCTATGTCACTGGGCGCTGTCATGAAGCGACAAAAGCGCACACTGGTCAACTTCCAAGACACCTTCTTGAAGCCGTTTATCAGTAAAGCTGCGCACCGTTACATGCAGTTTGATCCTGACAACTACCCTATTGGTGACTTCAAGTTCACTGTCCTGTCTTCACTTGGCATTGTGGCTAGAGAGTATGAGGTTGGTCAGTTAAGTCAGTTGATGCAGGTCATCCCCAAGGACTCACCTGCTTTTGCTGCAATTACCACGGCTATTGTTGAGCATTTGAGCGTTTCAAACCGCGAAGAAATTATCGCCGCCGTTCAGCAAGGCTCACAGCCTAACCCCCAAGCGCAGCAGGCCGCTGAACAGCAAGCACAACTGCAATTAGCCGTCGCACAGGGTCAAGCACAGCTACTCAATGCACAGGCCGCAGAGTCAAGCTCTCGCGCTCAGAAGTACGCAGAAGAAGCACGTTTATACCCACAAGAGCTTGCACTGAAATACAGCGACAACAACAACGACGGCAAGGTAGACGACGACTTCGAGAAGCGAGTTCGTATCGCCGACCTGATGCTCCGCGAAAAGAACATGAACATGCAAGAACAGCGCGCTAGAGAGCAAAGCAATCAAGCCGCTGAACAAGAACTACGACGCCAACTCAACAGACCAAATTGATATGAAAGCTCCAAGGTTTTTAGTTGCCGTATTTTTTTTGATGGCAGGGTGTGCAACGCAGGACGATCGGAATTGCGTGGACTACAACCAATACACCTATCCCTTTGAAAAATGCCTACCGATGTACGGCACATTTATTTGCGTTACCGAAATGCGCGTCCACACCTACTGCGTCCGATGGGAAGACAATGGCGACACCACGAAAAGGGAAAGCGAGAGTCAAGGTAACGTCTAGTGGCCGAAAGGTCAGCTACGGACAAAAAGGGGCCAAAGTAAAGCCAGGCACCTCAAAAGGCGACAGTTACTGCGCCCGATCCAATGCACAAATGAAGCGATTCCCAAAGGCCGCAAAAGATCCAAACAGCCCCTTACGACTCTCTCGCAAGCGCTGGAAATGCTCTGGGTCAAAGTCGAGGAGAAAGTAATGAAGGTCAAAGCGCCAGCTGGTTATCACTGGATGAAAAGCGGTAGCGGCTACAAGCTCATGAAAGACCCTAGCGGCGGTTACAAGCCACACAAAGGGGCATCTAAATCAGCCGATTTTGCCGTTCAAAAAGCCCACAAAAAGTAAGGAGAGCCTTATGTATCACGGATCAATGAAGCCTAAGTCAGCGCCTAAAAAGAAAAAGAAAAAGCCAATGATGAAAGGCAAAGGGAAGCGACGGTAATGCCGGGTAAGAAACTAAGCCCCAAGCAAAAGAAAATTGCTCGGGTAGCTCGACCAAGAAACAAAATTACAGGTGCAGACTTTAAGGGGTTGCGTCGTGGCAAAAGCAAAAAGTAAAAGCACAATCCCAAAAAACGTCAAAAACAAAGCGCTTTACTCAAGAGTTAAATCTGAGGCTAAGCGAAAATTTGACGCATATCCGTCGGCTTACGCAAGCTCATGGATAGTTAGAACCTATAAGAAACGCGGTGGTACTTATGGCTAAGCCCAAGGGCGGCCTCACCAAATGGTTCAAAGAAGATTGGCGAGACGTCAAAACAGGTAAGAAATGTGGTCGAAGCGGGAAGGAAAAGTCAAAGCGCCCCTACCCGTCCTGCCGACCAAAAAAAGTGCTCGACAAAATGACCGCTGCCGACAAGCGCAGTTCGTCACGTCGAAAAACCGGACCAAAAGCAATCAAGCACTCGGTCACTGCCTCTGGGAGGCGTCGAAAAACTAAATAACGGAGAAACGCATGCGTCCCGTCACTGAAGAAAAGCTAGAGGTCGTTTTAGCTCAGATCAACCAAGTTCTTTCCAACATCAGCACTCGGCTCGATGCACTGGAGAAAAAGTCAACTACTAAACGGAGCAGTAAGAATGACCGATCCCAATCAAGCTAAATACTTTGATGATGCACTTGAAATGTTTGCCACCGATGGTTGGAAGGCATTTCAGAAAGAAATTGTCGCCGCACTCAGTAACATCTCAATCGACGGCTTGAACAACGCGACAGAATTGCATCAGGCCAAAGGCCGTGTAGACATCCTCAGACAAATTGCGTCATACGAAAGCGCACTACGCACCTCCATGGAACAAGCAGAGGAAGGTGATGAGGAAAATTCTTGATTATCGCTGTGAACGAACACAGCACGTTTTTGAGCGTTTTGTAGAAGACACACCAACCTTGCGGTGCAACTGTGGGTCCAACGCAAGACGCTTGATTAGCCCTGTGAAATGTCAATTGGAAGGACACTCTGGTGCCTTTCCAGGACGCCACTTCAAGTGGGTCAGAGAGCATGAGCAGGCAGGCAGAAAGGGTAACGATCGCGCCTAGATCGCCCTTCTTTTATTTCCACAATCCTTAGCCAAAAAACACGTTTGCTAATCAGACGGCACAACTGCGTCTGTAATTAGTCATTTACGACTTGTTTCAAGGCTTATTCAACTAAAGGACGGAGTTTGTAATGGCAGGCAAGATAATTGAACCTGAAGTAGAGGCTGTGACAGAGCCTGAGGAAACTCATCAAGAACCCACTGAAGAGCCTCAGCCCGAAGAGCCAGAGATCCCTGAAAAGTATCGGGGTAAATCCGCAGCAGAACTCGCTCAAATGCACCAAGAGCTTGAAAAACTGATGGGGCGTCAGTCCCAA